AAGGAAGTGATCGGGTACGCCAATCACTTCGAATCCGAGAGCGGCGATTTGGTCGTCAGTGGCGCACTCGTCCCGTTCAAGGACTCAGATCGCGCGACGGAAATCATCCATAAGCAGCGCGAAGGCGTGCCCTACGAGGCAAGCATCAACTTCGGCGGCGACGGCATCAAGCTCGAAGAAGTCCGCGACGGACAGAGCGTGCAAGTCAACGGCTACCAGTTCTCTGGACCGGGCGTCGTGATTCGGGAGTGGCCACTGCGAGGGATCGCGATCTGCCCCTACGGCGCTGACGCGAACACCTCCACGGAGTTCGCCGCTCAGACCCAATTCCTCGTTGAAATCACGGAGGCAGAGATGCCCGAAGAGCAAGAACAACTGACCGCAGCTCATCTCGAAAACAACCAGGATGCACAGCAGCAGGAGGCAGAGGCTCAGGCCGTCGACGCCGCACAACCTGCTGATCTCGATACCGTCGCAGAGGTCGTGGCCGACGAGGCCGCCACCGTCGAAGCGGCAGCCACTGAACTGACCGGTCGCAGTGAGGGCCAGCGCTTCCTGGAAGCGTTTGGCGATCAGGGCGGCGTCTGGTTCGCGCAGGGCAAGACGTTCAGCGAGGCCACCGACCTCTACGTCGCCGCACTCAAGTCCGAGAACGAGTCGCTCAAGCAGCGTCTCAGCGCTCGTCGCGGCGAGGGTGAATCGGAGCCGGTGGAGTTCTCGCAGCATGTACCACCGACACCAAAAGGCAAAGCGATTCGAATCGCTCGCCGCTAGGAGAATAAGCTATGGCTGACGACTACATGGCCTTAGCGGACCTGACGATCATCAACGACAACAACGTCGCTGATATCGACGTCCGCGATCTGTTCGACCGAGCCCCGCTGATGGCTGCGCTCAACGCGGTCACCGCCAGCAACGGCACGGTCCACAAGTATTTTAAGACGACCGGTGCGCCGGTGGTCGGGTTCCGCGACTATAACGACGGTCGCGAGCACGACAGCACGATTCGCACGGCCGTCACGATCGACCTCAAGGTTTTCGACTGCTCGTTCACCGTCGATACCGCCGTCGCTCGCTCCTACAAGGGCGGCGAAGAAGGGTTGATCCGCCTCGAGGCGATCGAAGCTCTGCGAGCCGGATTCTTCAAGCTTGAGCAGCAGGTGCTGAACGGCACCGAAGCGGCGGGCTTCGACGGATTGGCAGACATCTACAACACGGCGGCCGAGTGCATCAACTCTGGTGGCAGCACTGCGTTGTCGAGCGTGTACCTGATCCGCAGCGGCCTCAACGACGTGTCGATTGTCGCTGGCAACAGCGGTCAGCTGACGATCGGTGAGTCCGTGCTGCAGCGTGTTCCTGGTGCCACCGGCCACTACATGGCCTACGTCACGGAGATCATGGCGCTGTACGGTCTGCAGATCGGCTCGCAGGAGAAGTCTGCAATCCGCATCTGCAACATCGACAACGGCAGCAACAAGCTGGACGACGACCTGCTCTATGAGGCGCTCGCCGAGTTTGAGTCGGGCTCGCCGCCGACGCACATCGTCATGAACCGTCGCAGCGCCCAGCAACTGCGGCAGTCACGAACGGCCACCAACGCGACCGGTGCTCCGGCCCCGATCCCGGTGGAGCTGGAGGGCATCCCGATCGTGATCACCGATGCCATCGGCAACGCTGAAACGGCGGTGACCTAGTGAGTCTCCTTGAGTCGGCCCTTGAATCTCTGTGGTCGAGCCTGTCGACCGCCGCTGAAACGCAGGTGATCTACCGCCGAGGCGGTGTGAGTCTGCAATTGGCGGCGATCCCCGGGCGGTCACAGACGGAGGTCGACCAAGGCGACGGTTACGTGCGCACGATGCAGCTGAATGACTTCATCGTGCGAAAGTCCGAGCTGACCCTGACGCCTGCACCAGGTGACCGTATCGAGTGGGGCACCCGAGCCTTCGAGGTCGTGCACCTGGCAGGCGAGCGTCAGTACGAGAGCGTCGGTCCGTGGTCTGTGCTGTACCGCATTCACACGCGGGAGGTGGCAAATGGCTAGGACCGCCGAGCTGTGCGACCAGATCGTCGACTTCCTCAACACCGAGGAGTTCACGCTGAGCTTCGTTGCCAAGCGTGAGAACGTCTGGTTTGTCGGCGGCGATGAAACAAAGGACATCCACGTCGTGGTCGTGCCGGCCGAGGTCGAGACGATGCCACAGACGAGGGAGGCACCGCAACGCACCTACACGGTCAACGTGTTCGTGCAGATGGATGGTGCAGCTACCAGGGATCGGCAGGACCAGATCATCGGACTGGTCGAGGAGATGGAGGATCGCCTGTACGGGCGAGAGTTCGTGGGCTTTTACTTCAACAGCCTGGCGGATCGCGGTCCGCGGCTGATCGTCGACACCGAGACGATGGCGCGTTACCAGACGTTCCTGGTGACGCTCACGATCACCTACAAGGGCAGCTGATGTTCGCCACGAAAATCAAGCTGCAGTACTTCTTCGACCGGGAGGAGGTGATCAATCGTCTGCAGAAACGCGAGCGTACGGCACTGTCCAACACGGGCGCGTACGCGATGAAACTGATCCGCCGGTCAATGCGACCTGGCGGCAAGAGTCAGATCAACAGCAAGCCCGGCGAACCACCACGCTACCACACCAAGCTACTGCGAGACCACATCCTGTTCGCATACGACCCTGCGAAGAACAGTGTCGTCGTGGGACCGCGAAAGCTTAACGGACGCTCGGCTCAACACATCCCATCACTGCTGCAGTTCGGCGGCAAAGTCACGCTGCCGGAAGCAGAGCTGGTGGAAACCAAGAAACTACGGGGTCGAGGACGCAGGAATTATTGGCGACCAACAGGACGCATGGTCTCCACCGTGATTCAGCCTCGACCGTACGTCGGCCCAGCAGCACAAGCAACCTGGACACCAATCCTGACCAAGTGGCGGCAGAACATTGCAGCCTCGAAATTCTAGGAGACTCAGATGCCTGACTATCTGCTCGGCAACGCCGCCAAAGCCTACTTCTCGACGACTGCCCTGACCAGCACGAACACAGCCAGTAACACGGCCTTGGCGTCAGTGATTACTGCAGCCACGCTTGCCGAGAACATCATGGACCTGACGCTCGAGGTGGAGTCGGAGTTTGTCGACGCCACGACGCGAGCCGAGGCCGGCAACGGCTGGCGATCGGAAATCCCGGTGCTCAAGAACGGTCGAATCACGTTCGACGCCAGGTGGAAGCCGGGCGACACGTTCTTTGAGGAGCTGAAGGACGCATGGCTCACGAACACCACGATCACCTTCGCGGCGCTGGATCAGGCACGCACTGTAACCGGCGCGCAGGGTCTGGTCGCTAACTTCAGCGTGAGCTTCAGCAAGACGGAGCCGCTTATGGACATCCAGAAGGTGTCCGTAACGCTCAGTGTGGCGAGTTACCCCGTGTGGTATGTCAAGGCGGCTTAGTGAGGGTCTATGGCAACGTTCAGGGACACAAACGGACGCGACTGGCATATAGCTCTGACAGTCGCAGACATTAAACGCGTGCAGCAACTGACGAGCGTACTGCTGACGTCGCTCGTAGAAGACAAGCTGGTGCCGCTCGCTGAGCTAATCGGCGATCCGGTGCGGCTGGTCGACACACTGTACGCGATCGTGCAACCGCAGGCGGACGCAGCCGGCGTGACCGACGAGCAGTTCGGTCGATCGCTCGGAGGCGACAGCCTCGAGCAGGCCGCGAATGCGTTCGTGGAGGGCTTGCTGGATTTTTTCCCGAGCCGCCAGAGGGATCTGCTCAAGCAGCTGATGCAGAAGCAGAAGGAGCTGCAGAACGCTCTGGCGGAGAGATCGCAGGCCGAGATCGACGCGTTGACGGTCGAGCAGCTTATCGACTGTGTTTTGAACTCGCAGGCACCTGCGGCGTAGATCCACACGGATTTTCGCTGCGGGAGCTGGTGTGGATGAACGAGGCGCGACGCACACACGACTGGGACCAGTCGTCTTTGGTCTGGTCTGCGATCGTCAACACGGTCCGCGATCCACAGAAGCAACGCAAACCGTTCTCGCCAGGTTTGGTCCATCCGTACCGCACCGAAGCAGATTACGAGCAGAAGAAAACGCCAGTCGGCATCGAAGCGCTGAAGATGCTGCTGCCAGCGAACGAAGGACCACCTGATGGCAGCTGGAGCGATTAAAGCTGGTCGAGCATACGTCGAGTTCTTCACCGACACGACGAAGTTTACGGCTGGCTTGGGCACGGTCGAAAACCGCCTGCGCAAGGTTAGCTCGTCCATTGCATCCACCGGTGCCGCTCTCTCTGCTGTGGGTGCCGCTGGCGTGGCAGGCTTCCTGCCGATGATCAAGGCCGCCAGCGATTTCCAGGAGTCGCTGAACGTCTTTGGGAACGTCTTTAAGGACAACACGGCGGCGATGCGTGCGTGGACATCTGCGACAGCGCAGGCTCTTGGCCGCAGCGAGTCCCAGATCATAAACTTTGTAAGCAGTGCTGGTGCGACATTGCGGGGATTTGGCTTTGACCAGACGATGACCACAAACATGAGCAAGACATTATCTTCGCTCGCTGTTGACTTGGCATCGTTTTACAACACGGCCGACACAGACGCGATTGAGGCGATCCTATCTGCATTTCGCGGGGAATCAGAACCGATCGAAAAATACAAAGTCAACGTGAAGGAAGCAGCGGTCAACACAAAGCTGCTGCAGCAAGCCATCGACCCGAAGACCGCCTCCGATGCTCAGAAGGCGTTTGCCAGATACTCGCTGATTCTTGAGCAGACCAAAATTGCCCAGGGCGACGTCGTCCGAACCGGCGATGGATTCGCCAACCAACTCAAGCGTATGCAAGCTGCAGCCACGGAGGCGGCGATCGCGATAGGCAATCCACTGCAGGACGCTCTGGCCAGGGCGATGAAGTCGATTGGCGGGTTTACCGGATCTATCGTGCAGCTGATCAAAGACAATCCCAAGGTC